AGTTCAATCCCCCTCGATCTCATTTTATCAGCTAAATCAAGATTACCATTGATTTCATGGATTCTTGCCAATGCTAGATAAGAATGCGCTTGAAGTAAATCATTTGCATTGTGAATATCATCTTCATCTGCTTCATCAGGGATAATTAGATCTCTAACATACTTTGCTAGTTCATCCAAAGCGCCTGATATTTGATCAGTAAAATCATTGCTTCTTCTTGGTGCAAGGTCTGCAATATGGGGAAATAAAGAGCAAAGCTTGTTATGGTCTAAACCAGTTTCAAATGGTCTTGGGACTACCTTTAAAATCCCCTTTTCAGTTTTGTTTATTGATTGACCACCCAAAGATTGAACATAATCAATTGTGAATGCAATAGTTGCTTTATTGGCTGTAATCGTGGAAGAAGAAGCGGTATAAGTCCAACAAGCAAATTGGATTGTTGCATTGTTTGATAAGCTTATATCTCTTGGCAATGGATCACCCAAAATCAAACTTGAATCAACTATTCTAATTGGCTTGATTGAAAAGTAATCATCCCCATCAGTCAATAAATATGCTTGATTTTGATATGGTTTAAGGCTTGTTGTTGCACTGGTTAAAGTGATTGACCGTCTATCATTTGAAATTGCACTTGCATTTAATGAACTTCTACCTTCAGTCATGCTTGAAGTTATATCACCACTATCTAAATGAAAAGTGATTGTTGGAGTCCCACTTATTGCACTTGGTGATTGCCAAATGAAATTGTGATTCTTGCCTTGTTGTGCTTTTCTCATTGGGTTAAGTCCTTAATTTCATCATCGTTTGTTTGCTTTAAATCCATCACTTGAACAAAACCCTTTGAAATGGGAGTCCAAGAATGACGGCAATTATAACCCCCTCCTGTTGTTAAAACAGGTCCCGCACCTTGACCATTATTCAATCTATTTATTTGCGATTTGCTTAACACTTTACCAACCAATTTTCTGCAAAATGGTCTAGTGATTCCATCTTTGGGACCAACATAAAGGAATAAATCAAGCCCTGCTGATTCAGCATTAACTGCTTGTGTTGATCTACCAAATTCAGCAATCTTTAATCTTGCTTGGGTCGTGTTTCTTCCTACCGACTTCAAAAATTCACTTGCTAAGGCGTCCAAAGGTGCTTTAGTTGACCCAATAACCAGCGCTGAATTGACCGTGTTTTTAATTGCTTTGGTCAAATCAGGAATAACTGAATCATCAAAAACTGATGCTACTGTTCTTTGTATGGTTGAAGAAATAATATTTATATCACCACTTATAAAATTGGGGTCTATTGCCTTCATTGCTTCATTAGTCAATTGAACAATATCAAGTTGAGATTGCTCAAAGTATGCAATGGACTCACCCAAGCCTTCACTGATCAAAAAATTCTTTAATTCAAGGGGACTCATATTTAATAAAATATCCCCCCGACCTTGTTTCATTAATCTAGTGACTGCTTCTTGTAGTTTTTTAGTTGATTTAGCAAGTTGTTTTTCAAACTCCTTAGCTACTTCAACTTCTTTTTTAAGAATATCCAACCTTGATTTTAACAAAGTTTTCATCTTTGGGTTTGCTTCTGTTTGAACTTGTTTTTTTAGATCGTCTATTGCTTCTTGATCAGCATTTTTCTCTGCTAAGGTGACATGATGATTAAGATGATGGTTGCAAACAGAACAAAACATAAGAAACTCAATAGGTCAATCATTAAGCCAAACAGTCAGTCAACAAGAAACCATAGTTTTGAGCAACGATCTTATCTTGATGTTCATGTTGTAACCAAACAGTTCGTTTTGTCATTCCAAGATCATCATAAGATCCACTGGTAAATCCTGCAAATTCAAAATTCAAGGCTGCGACTGGCATAACCTTAGTACCATTTTTATTGGCAACTGCATCGCTTCCCCTCATGATACCCATGAAAACTGAATCATCAGTCCAAATTTGTGCTTCACTAGAAGTTAAACCTGCATTAGCTGTTTCTCTTCGTGCTGAACCAACAAAAACATTGGGGATTCCAAGAACTTCTTTGAGAACACTGACAACCATATCATCTTGCATGATACGATTACCCGCAGCAGTACCAGAAGCAGTTGAACCAGCAGTGAAGAAACCACGAACATCAGCTGATCTTGATAAGGATCTTAAAGCACCATAACCAAGAACCAAAGTATCTGGAAGAATACCATGAGCATCTGCACGGATAACATCAAGTAAAGCATGAAGATCAGTTAAAGGTTCAGCACCGGCAGAATTCCATTGAGTACCCTTTGAAGAATTACCCAAAGAAGCTAAAGAAGAAGTATAAGAACCCCAATTTGAACCATTGAAAAGAAGATTTGCAAGTCTTGCTTCTCTTGCCAAAATCAATGCTCTTTGAACCTTCTTAAATGATCTAGTTTCTTCATTACCTGGATATTGAGAATATCTAATATCTTCAATAGCAATTGAATCTTGAAAAGAATAAATATCAGTTTTAAAAGTCATTGATGTTCTATCAAAATTACCAATTGCTTGACGATCAGAACCAGGCGCACGAAGAGGATTTAAATCAGGCGCACCCATGAAATTTCGGGTTTCTTCAATAAGTAAAGTACCAGTAGGACCAATAGAAGAAACATCAACTTTTTCAATGACTTTATCAGCGATTAGTTGCCCATCGTTTGGAATAGCTTCAATTGCTAAATTACGAAGGATTTCGTTGACTGGATGAATATTAGAATAACTTGGATTTGCCATTTATTATACTCCTAAACAAGGACTAAAAAGGATTTCGATTTGTTCATTATTTGAACCACCAGTGTTAACATCATTTGGCAAATAACGACCAACGGCAATTTGAACACCAGCACCAGCACTTGCATAAGCATAAACTTTACCTGCTAAACCAGGCATTACAAAATAATCAGTTCCACTTGCAAGGGTTTCACCAGCAATAACTCTTGTTAAACCAAGAATCACAACATTGACAATATCACCACTTGAAACAGTCTGTTGAGAAACACCAACTGGAACATCAGTTGAAGCGGTGCAAGGTGTAACTTTACCAGCATTATCAAACTTTACCAATTGGAAAGCAGTAATGGAAGCACTAGCAATAAAGGACTTATAGATTGATTTATCATTAAAAGCCATTTTTATCCTCCAAAATAAGAATTGTATTCATTGGGGTTTTGTTTGATGAAAAGGTCTAAAGCTTGTGCAAAAGTGACTTGCTTTTCCTTCTTGATTTGGTCAACTCGTTCAGTTAATGAAAGCTTTTGAGTTGTTGCACTATGACCAACTTCATTCAAGTTTATTGCTTGATTTGCTTTTCTCTCATTGAAGTGATTCCAAAATGCAGGAGTTGTTTTCTTGAGGTCAAAAGCTTGTTCACAAACTTGAACTTCACTTGGAGTAATGCGACCTGTATTTAACAAAGCGTCAATCGCAATCTTGCGTTCTGCTTGATGTTTTTCAGCGGTCAATTTACCAACTTGTTCATTAAGCATTGCAATCTTTGCTGACATTTCATTCATCAATTTTGCACTTGCTTCATTCATTGCTTTGGGTTCTGATTTCTCTTTATCACCCATAGCTTGAACATCCTCTTTTGCTTCAACAACAAGTTCATCCATGCTTTCTTCAGCTTCATATTCAGCTTTCATTGCTTCAAGCTTGGCTTCAAGTTGTTTAACCAAAGCATCTTTATCTAAAAGCATAGAAATCAGTTCTTCTTGACTCTTGCTTTGTAGTTCTGTTTGATCCATAATCACACCTTCTTTTAAAAGTATTCGATCTATTTTATTTTGTGCTTGTGCAGGTCTTGGGGTTAAAGTGACTGCCAACAATTGAGCGTTGCCAATTTTTTCACCACCATTTCTTGCATAGACTGGACCCAAGACAAATTCAGGACTTGACCACAAATTGCCTTCTGATTCCTCGACTATTTTAGCGCCTTTTTTTGTGTATAAAGGATAAGCAATTAAGCCTTCATCTTTCAACTCTAAATCAGCAATTTGACCCAAAGCCAAACCAACTTCAGGGGAAGCAATTTCACTTCCCATAAATGGAGAAGTTGCATGATTCCAATCAATGATCACTGGATCACTTTCTTTTCTCTCATAGAAAAGTCTGATCATCTCATTTAAATCATCAATTGTAATCTTGCCAATTTTAGATCCATCCATCCTTGAATTTACATCACCCAAAGCTAAAGTCAAAAATGGTTTGCCTTTAATAAGTTGTTGGATTTGATTTTGATCTTCAATTGATTCTCCCAACGCCTTAACAACTTCATCAGCTTTATCCATTTGAGCAACAATCTTTTTTGACCAAGTGAAACCAGCATCACCACCCCAACCATC